GCCATCGACAGCTTCTCTTTGGTAATCGCGTAATTCAAATGTCATGGGACATAACTCCTTCACGTTGACTTTTCTTCATCAAACAAATCACCCAAGGCCGCTGTGCGAAACAGCGCGGGTTCTTGGGCTAATCTTTTCATTTGTTTCGTTTCAAAAAACCCAATGTATTGCGGATTGTTTATCATAAACAGGCGTGTAAACAGGGCAATGAAGTCGTTAGATATTTTGTAATCATCTCCTTTTGTCACAATGGAGCTTTCCCAACGTACTCTGTTAGCAATTAGCCACCCGCTTAGTTTTAAATGCCCCCTGTAAATGGCTTGAAGCGTATATCGTTCAAACAACCTATAAAACTCAGGGTTTAAATGGTGCCATTTTACCCACTTTTTTCCCAAACGGCTTTTGTTTAACATTTTAAAAAATTCATCCTCGGTCATTTTACAATCTTTCCCAGAAAATCATCAGCATCTTTTTGCGCTTTCAAGATTGTCTCTTGGCTCATAATTGGCACACCTATTTCGTCAGCGTCCAAATCGGCTGAGATGTTATCTGCAACATTGTTTGACACACGATCTTTTATTTTATGCCATTCCAAATTTAACGCAAACATTCCAAGCAGCACTGTAAAGATGCAGGCCATTTCTTCCTGCTCAATTTCGTCTGGCAAGGTTAAGTACAGAGCATTCACGATATCCATCATCTCATCTGGCGTCTTCATTAAACCTCTCCCTCAATTCCTCGCTGTTGTCCTGATTGCGGATAACGCCATGTGGCGTCTGATACTCCACGAAATCATCTCCAGCGTCTATGATTTCCCAATCGTCAGGAACCATGAAAGGATTGAACAGGTGGCCCCCCGCGCCTTCCTTGCGGCTCCAAGTGCCGTCTTGCTCTGGGGTGCTGTGCGCGTCTGTCCGATCATTAACCTCTGGCAATTCACCACCGTGGCAAATCGGAATATAATTGCAAAACCGACAAGCAAACTTGCTGGGATCATGGCTAATTTTTGACGGTGGCTTTTCATCGAAAATGATATTGCTGGCCTTACTGATTAGCATCTCACCTTCTGCCCGATCCCGCTTGATCCGCTCTGCGTAAATCTCATCTGTGTTTTTGTTCACGGCAAAAAAATAACAACGATCAATGTCAGCCAAGTGCATACCGACTTGGCACTGCGCCCAGTATTTCGGTTTGCTGATCCTGACGCCCTTCATCTTGGTTTGGGCAAACGACTTGTCGTTCATCGTCTTGAACTCCAGCGTATGTGGCTCTTTGCTTTCTGGAAACCCAATGCCAATGCCGTCCAGCGATAAAGCAAAGTGACCCCCACAGGCCGTGTAATTAATCTGTCGGCCAGTCTCTGGATCGACCTCCCACACCTCGACACCAATCGCCCGAAGGTTTGCCACAATCCGCTCCTCCTCGCGGTCACCCGTTTCAAACAGGCGCAGCATACGCCCCTCAAAGCTCTGTGAGAGCGCGTGGCGAAACTGATACCAGAGCGCCCGACTGCACGGGTTGCCTATCTGTGAGCCGCCCAGATGCGCCCTGTGGCCGTTATCGCGGCTGGCCTCGTAGTGTTCATAAATTTTCTGCACTGTGGGCGATGGATTATATTTCTCAAGGTTCATCTTGGCTCCTCTCTATTTGTAAAATGGGGCAGCAAAAGCCGCCCCATCGCAAAACAGATTATCGCTTCCAAGGCGGCGTTGACGATGCCGCTGGAGCCTCCGCAGGGGCCGCTGTGGCAGCGCCGTTGGTTTTGGCACCTGAGTACCCCTTAATCTCATTAGAGGCGCTGTACTGGCCGTCTGCGGCCTTGACTGCCACCTTCACCACCAGAGGCTTGTCGTGCAACTCGCTGCTATCCTTGGGCGTCATAACGCCTGTGGCGTGGCATATGGCCGACAGAGTGCGCTGTGCTATGTCCACTGCAATCTGATTGGGGTTGTTTAAATTCAACCGATCAATCAATTTGCGTCCAGCATACTGGCCCTCAACAATCTCCAGACCAAGCTGAAGATACGAGCCAGTCATAGCTTTGGTGGGCTTCTCTTCGCTCTCGACAATCACTGCCGAATATTTTCCCGCTGGAAGCGGCTCGTATGTTGCGGCTGGTTCAATAGTCGCTGCGTTAAAACCATTTAGTTCCATGTGATTTCCTTTCTCACTCTGCTACAAAATCTGCAAATGGGTTGCGGTCAAACGTGAAGGCCAGAGGCTCAGACACGTTAAACCGATTTTTCGTGACGCTCGACGCCTGTGGGTGGCAGATGATCTCCCGCTCCCCCGTCGAAATCGCACGTTTCTTGTCGCCATCACCGCCACGAATTAAAGTCTTCAGCCTGATCAAGCCGACCAGATCGACGTTGTCAGTGTAGTGGGGTAGTGACTTTCTGTGCATACGGACTGTATACCGTGCAAAGGCGTCCATATCTGGCAGGTCAAGCATCTCAGTATCAGCGTGGCCGATAAAGATGACGTTCATTCCCTTCTCATACGCGAGTGATCCCGCCCAGTCTCTGATCTGGCGATGCTTCTCAGCCGCCGTGCTATAGCCAGCGCCGTAACCGCCGCCAGCCTGATTAATCGACTTGGCCTTTGGATCAGCAGCCACAATCTCAGCCTCGACCATCGTCGCAAGCTGGGTGATCGAATCAATCACCAGCGTCTTGTGGTCGTGCTTCTGTGTGGCAAGCGCCTCAATCGCGTCCAGCACGTCCTGTGTGGACGTTGCCAGTGGAAACAGGCTTACGTTGTCATTGCCTGCAAGACTGGCTGTGCCGTCCTCTGTGCGAATGAACACTGGGCTGGGGAACATACTACTTAGAGTTGTCTTCCCCATTCCACCTTCGCCAAACAGAGTGCAGATGATAGGTCGCTGGCCGCTTGGCTTGCTCAGTGTTTTTAGATCAATCGCCATAATAATTCTCCCAACTTTTTCTGTCTGCTGACAACGATGACATCTCTTTCAAAATTGCCTCTTGAGTTTCAACAACGTGCAAAAAATCGTATCCATCATGAACGTAATTGAAGATCAACAATGATTTATTGCCGTTTAAATCTTTATCATCACCGCCCCATGATTCTATCATTTTAACGTGATCTAAATTAACAGCGACAATATTTGTCCTTCCTTCAATTTTTGATCGCAAACGAACCCAACATGCCATTACTCAACCCTCCATGCTCTGAAACTTTCATCTTCCTGCTGTTGGCAATGCACCAACAGCCCCATGCGCTTGGCTGTATTGCGAATGGATGTGGCTTGCGTCTGGCTCTCAAGCTGGACGCTATCGCCAACTTCCATTTTATCCAGCAAGTCTTTCCACTTGCCCGACCTGACCCGTGAGGGTGCCGTCATTGGCACCCCCTTTTCGATCTTAAACATTACCAGTCCCTCCCAAAAACAAGGCTAAATACCTCGTCCAAAATTTCATCTATGCTGCGGTTCATTTTGCAAACTCCAAGTCTGGGTGGTCGCGCCACCTGTTTAATTTACGCTCTAACCTGATCTGGTCTGGGCTTTTACTTTGGCCGTCCATCACAGTGACGGAGGCCAAAGCAGAGATCAGAATTTCTAGCTCGACATCAGTCAGGCTCATTATTTAACCTCGACAATCTTTCGATCTCTTTGCGTTGCTCTTCCAACAACAATGGGATTTTCATATTTCCCTCAAGATTATCTTTTATTGCTTTTGCCCTTTCGCGGTCTTTCCTAGTGAAAGGAGACAGCATCCCTGTCGAAGCCAAACTAAAATCCAACGCTTCGATTAAAAGCTCAGTGTCGCTTGCATTTAAATCAATACGCATTAAAGCACCTCAACCTTGACGCCGATTTTGCCAGCTTTAGTTTCGAAGGCAGGCGCGATCTTGGCCCACAGTTTCGGCTCATTAGCCAGCAAGTAACGACAGCCAGCGGCATCCGCGCTGATTGTGTGTTTCACTGGCTGCAAATGTTGGGGTATTTTTTTCGATACTTTGTCCCACACTATAGCATCAACTTTACGAGACACGGGCTGTGTCAGCGTAACCTTATGGCCTTCAGTTTTGTGGGAGATGCTGCCCTCGTCTTTGACTTCTAGGGCCGCTGCGATCTGCTCTTCAATCGCGTGGCGCTTTGCGGTCAGCGCCTTTTCTTCTGCTTTAATTGCCAGCCAATCGGCGGCAAGAATATCGACATTGATATTGTCCATTTCATTTCTCCATTTTTTCACATTCACTTTTTCTACGAGCCGATCTTTACTAAATCGTTTGCAGCATGTAAAGCTCTTTTTTGAAAATATGTAAAAATGGAGACTACAATGGACAATATGATACCTCTTGAGACCATACGGGACGCCCTGCAAGATCGACGGCTAACCGTTGTCGCAGAGAAATCTGGGCTGTCGCACCCCACCGTAAAGGCCGTGCAGCAGGGCAATGAACGAATCAGTCTGAACACTTGGAGGAAGTTAAGCGATTATCTCACCGTCTATAAATAAGAAGGTCAAAAAAAATGACAATAAAAGTGGAAGAGTATTGCTCGAAACTGGGCTGGTATCTGGTTACGATACCCGCTGGCACAAAAGGCCCAACCCGCTTTGGCTGGCAAAAGCCAGAGCAGGCACTGTCTGATCCAGAAAAGGCGCGTCTGTATTACGAGCAGAACCCCACCCATAATGTGGGGCTGTTGCATGGGGCCAGCGGAACCTGCGCCGTGGACATCGATCATGTGGAATACACCAAGCTGATCTTCGAAGAACTGGGGATCGATTTCTCAGAGCTTATGCAGTCGGCCCCCCAGATTATTGGGCGCGAAAATCGCGGCAAGCTGATCTTCAAGGCACCGCCCGATCTGATTACCCACAAAATTAGTTGGCCCGTCGAGGGCGATCCCCGCAAGACAGAAGTGGTTTTTGAGCTTCGCGCTGGGGCCGTGCAAGATGTCTTGCCACCATCAATTCACCCAGATACGGGCCGTCCCTACGAGTGGGCTGGTCGTTCTATCTTCGATGGCCTGCCAGAACTACCGCCACAGCTTCTCACAATCTGGAGAGAGTGGGATAAATTTCGGCCACAGATGGTGGCGATCTGCCCGTGGCGGCGTGAGCCAGAATTTCAGCCCCCCCGCAGGCCAAGGCCAAAGGGTGACGGCACCTGCGTCATCGACGCCTTTAACGAGGCCCACGATATGCACAGTCTGCTAAAACAATACGGCTACAAGCAGACCGCAAAGGATCGATACCTGTCGCCCAACAGCACGTCCAAGCTGGCGGGGGTAAAGGTCTTTGATGATGGCCGTGCCTACAGCCACCATGCGTCTGACCCTTTCGACAGCGCCCACAGCTTCGATTGCTTTGAACTATGGTGCCAGTATGAACACATGGGCAATGTGACCAAGGCCGTCAAAGATGCCGCTGCGTTTCTAAATGTCACCAACAACCCAGATCACGAATATGATGAAGAGGCGATAAAGCACGGCGCAAAAGTGGCGGCATCAATTATGTCGAAGCCAGCAGCCAAGACAGAGCCGCTGGGAAATATACCAGATCATCTGCTGTCAGTACCGGGTGTCTTGCAAGACGTAGTCAATTATTATTCTGTCACCGCCATCAAGCCACAACCCCAGTTCGCCGTTCAAGCGGCCATCGCCTTTGGCTCGACAGTGATGGGCAGGCGCTGGGTGACAAACCAGCGGAACTTCTCCAGCCTGTATCTGCTCAACATTGGTGAGACAGGCAGCGGCAAAGAACATACCAAGACCGTGTTGGAGCGGCTGCTTGAAGAGGCGGGGCTGGAAGACCTGATCGGGCCAGCAGGCTACACCTCTGGCGCAGGCGTGATGTCCACACTGACCAAAAAGCCAGTTCACGTCAGCGTGATCGATGAGATGGGTCGTATGCTCAAGTCGGCAGCGGCCACGGGAATGCAACACAAGGCCGATGCCCTGACATCCATCATGGAAGCCTTTGGGCGCACAGACGGCGTCATGCGTCAGGCTGGCTATGCAACCAACACTATGAAGGCCAGCGAGGCCGAAGAGTTGGAGAAGGTGGTCAGGCGTCCATCCCTCACGCTGGTGGGCATGTCCACGCCCAGCGAATTTATGAAGGCAATCGGAGGGGGCGATGTGGCTTCTGGGCTGCTGAACCGCTTCCTGATCGTGAAGACCGATATCGGCGTCCAGCTATCGCAGGAAATCACAACGTCCACAATTTCAGAGCGGCTGAAGTCTTGGGCCAGCGATCACGCTAACGCCGTTAACGGGACGCTAGACCCCGGATCAACGCACGATGTGCCGCCCTCACCAATGGAGGTGGCATTCACACCAGAGGCCAAGGCGATCCTGAGACGCTACGAGGAGCGGCTGGTGGACGCCATTAGGGCAGAGGCAGGCACTGGGCTGGAGGCTATGTACAATCGATCCAGAGAGATCGCCATGCGCCTGTCGCTGATCATTGCCAGATCAATGGGACAGGAAAGTATCGGGCTGGATGCAATGCAGTGGAGCATCGACTACGTCGAGCATTACGCTACTGAGACCATAAAGATGTTTAAGGCCAATATGGCAGACGGCCCCTTCGATGCCTGCTGCAAGGCGGTCTTTACCAAGATCGAAACAGCGGGGCTGGCTGGCATCACAGAGAGCCAGATTACGCGCAGCGTGGGGGCATTCGCAAACATGGACAGACGCAAGCGTGGGGACGTTCTGGACGCGCTGGCAAACGACAGGGGCATAGAGTGCCGAAACTTAAACGAGGGCAAGCGGGGCCGTCCGACGATGGCTTGGTTCGCACCATCAATTCAATAGCGGGGGGGCATAATGTTTGAGCGAGAGCAGTGGAAAAAAATCTACGAACAAAACTTAATAATGAAGGACGCACTGGAGGAGATCAGAGATGTCGCCAATGTGAGCGAGGGGGTGCAGTTTTACGCAATGCTGGCAGAGAAAGCCCTCGACAAATGCCGTGACGATTAACTGCATGATTTACTGCATCATTAAACATTGGGGTATTTGTCAATGATTTCAACGGGTTCTGATTTATTGTATTTATTGCATTTTTGCAGCACCTTGGGGGGCGTCTATACTCCTCACCCTCCACCCC